GCGGTAATATGCGTTTAAAAGCAATTATAGAAGCTGGATTTAGCGAAGTATGGGTACACCAAGTTAAAGGCTGGAGCGACGAAAAAAAGAACGAATTTATAATTAAAGACAATTCTAGCTTTGGGTCCTGGGACTGGGAAATATTGGCTAATGAATGGAATATGCAGAAAATAGTTGATTGGGGCGTTGATTTACCTAAAGAAATGTTTGCTGACGAAGACGACCCTGTACAGAATAATGTACAAGACGAATTGCCAAAAGAAATTTGCCCAACTTGCGGGTCTAAAATGAAATAAAATGTCATACGATACAGATAAACTTGAACAGGAAGCGCTAGATGCAATAGATAAATACAAGCTATTTTTTATTGAAGATGTCGTTGCTTATGTAAGTTGCTCTAGGGCAACGTTTTACAACCACGGTTTAGACAAATTAGACACTATAAAAGACGCGCTTAGTAAGAATAAGATTAATATTAAGGTTTCAATGCGAAATAAATGGTATAAATCTGAAAGCGCTACGCTTCAAGTTGCACTTATGAAAATGATTGCAACAGATGACGAAGCCCATAGGCTTAACGGTTCTAGGCAAGAAATAAGACACCAGGGAGCAGTTCCGGTAGGTAAAATGTCAGAGGAAGCTAAAAAACAAATAGACGAAATACTAGACAAAGAATACTAAAATGGGAAAATGGAAGCAATTAGCGAGGTTATTAAAGATAAATGTATTGATAGTTTACTATTCTTTACAAGATTTATTTTTAAAGAAAATACAGGTAATAAGTTTGAAGTGGCGCCGTTTCATATCGAACTGGCCCAAACCCTTGAAAAGGTAAATAAAGGCGAAATTAAGCGCCTTATAATCAATATACCGCCTAGATATGGTAAAACAGAGATAGCCGTAAAGATGTTTATGGCCTGGTCCCTTGCTAAAAACCCAGCTTCTAAATTTATACACTTATCATATTCAGATTCTTTAGCGTTAGACAACTCTAGCCAGACAAGGGAGTACATAACAGGAGACGCATACCAAAGCCTTTGGCCATTACGACTAAAAAAAGATAGCCAGAGCCAAAAGAAATGGTACACAACTGCCGGCGGTGGTGTTTATGCTACTGCTTCTGGAGGTGCTATAACAGGATTTGGTGCCGGTACTGGTGGGGCTATTATTATTGATGACCCTTTAAAGCCAGACGATGCCGTTTCAGACGTTAAGCGCTCGTTTATTAATAACCGTTATAATACTACAATAAGATCCCGTGTAAACTCCAGGGAAGTGCCTATAATAGTAATTATGCAAAGGCTACACGAGGACGATTTAAGTGGGTATTTATTAGACGGTGGAAGTGGCGAAGATTGGCACCATTTAAAGCTGGCTGCAATAGATGAAAACAACAATGCACTTTGGCCAAACAAACATAGCTTTGACGAATTAGAAGCTATAAGGCAAGCCGACCGCTATACATTTAGTGGACAGTATATGCAAGAGCCTGCACCGCAAGAGGGTGGCGAATGGCGTAAAGACTGGTTTAATATTATTAATAAAGCTGAAATACCGGCAAATGTGAACTGGGAAATGTTTATTGATGGCGCCTATACAAAAGATACCAGGAACGACCCTACAGGAATACAGATAAGCGGTAAAAGCGGGGACAATCTTTATATACTTAAAAGCATAGATAAGTACCTAGAGATGCCAGAATTAAAGCAATTCATTGAAAGTTTTGTAAAAAGCTGCGGGGTACACGTCCAACAAATATTAGTCGAACCAAAAGCGTCTGGTAAATCATTGGTCCAATTGTTAAGGCGCGAAACAAACTTTAACGTGTCGGAATTAAAAACTGATTTTGTAAGGTTTAGTAAAATTGAAAGGGCCAGGGCGTCGTCGCCTTTTTTGGAGGGCGGCAGAGTTTATCTAGTTAAAGACAATTGGAACGACGCGTATTTGCAGCAAGTTACCACTTTTCCAAACGCTAAACACGACGAACATATTGACGTTACAAGTTATGCAATAGAACGCAATTTAATAAAAGGCTTTTTTGTTGTGTAAAATTCGTATTTTTACAAAAAATTTTATATATAGATGGCTTCAATCTTAGACAGATTTAAGACGCTTATTACTAAACAAGCGCAAAACACAAACATAAATTACAATAAGGCACTATACAACTGGCTAGGTAATTCAATTATTTGGAACTCCGAAAACGACGATACATATATTCGCGAGGGTTACCAAAGAAACGCAACGGTTTACTCTATTATAAACCTAATTACAAAAGCAGCGTCTACTATTCCTTTGCAAATTTATGAAGTAAGCAACGAGGCCAATGCTAAACGCTATAAGTCGATGACTAGCGGCTATATGGATAGCAACGCAATGCACGCGGCTAACGTGCTTAGAAAGCGCGCATTTACTGAAATTGACAATACGCCATTACATAAATTAATGGACAGACCTAACCCTGCGCAATCTTATAACGCCTGGCTAACTGAAATATTAAGTTTCGGTTTGCTTACAGGTAACCGTTATATCTATGGTATTGGACCAGATGCTGGGCCAAATATGGGGCGATATACAGAACTATATGTATTGCCGTCTCAAAACGTTGAAATTGTAAGTGGTGGTATTATGGAGCCTGTACAAGGTTATAAACTGCAATACAATGGAACGTTTGAAGCTGCGGCAGCAGATATATGCCATATTAAAAACTTTAATCCAGATTATGACGGTACTGGAACGCATTTATACGGACAGTCGCCACTTAGAGCTGGTTTAAGAACCTTAACTACAAACAACGAGGCAGTAACTACAGGAGTAAAATACCTGCAAAATCAAACTGCTAGGGGTATTTTAATGAGCGACGAAGGGGATATTAACGAAGTACAGGCGCAACAATTAAAAGATAAATTCAGAAAGCAACACCAGGGAAGCAACAACGCTGGGGACGTTATTATTACACCTTCAAAACTTAGTTGGGTAAATTTCGGTTTACCAGCTACAGATTTAGCGCTTATTGAACAATATAATTCAAGTGTAAAAGATCTTTGTAATATTTACAATATACCAGTACAACTATTAAATAATACTGATAGCAGTACTTATAACAATATGAAGGAAGCCAAAAAGGCTTTATATCAAAACTCTGTAATACCAGAATTGGTTAAACTAAGAGACGAATTAAACAGGTGGCTTACTCCTAAATACGGAAACAATCTATACATAGACTTTGATTTTAGCGCTATTCCAGAACTCCAAGAGGATATGGATAAGGTAGTAGGACAGTTGGGCCAAGCGTGGTGGGTAACACCTAACGAGAAGCGCCAGGCTATGTTTTATGGAGAAGCAGAAAACCCTTTAATGGACGAATATTACATACCGGCTAATTTAATGCCTATTGAAGTAAGTATTCCGGCGCTAGAGAACCCGGGACCTATAAACCAAGAGTAAATGCTTAAAGCGGTAAAAGATACCTGGCAAAATGCGTTTGAACGTACTTTGGACAATGCAGAACGTGCCAGCGTGCGTGATTTTACAAACTACTATAAAACCGAAACCAATAAAGCTATTGGCGTAATGCTTCAAAAGAATAGCATAAGCGAACAGGATTTATTAGGCATATTTACTTTAGATGGTTTTGGCAAGCTATACGAGGGTCTTTACGAGCGTATAGGAATGACTTTTGCCAATTGGTATGCTAAAAACTTTAACAAGTATATAACTAAGGGAGTAAGCGCTAACCAGTTCCAGGAACCCTGGAGGGCGTCGTTTAGAAACCAGGGAATACTTGTTGGGGCGCAAAGGGTTACTTTGGTACAGAACACCGCTAAAACCACTTTAATTAAGGTTTATAAGCAACTGGCAAACGACCCAGTTTTTGCAAGCGAAGGGGAAGTTGTTAAAGCCAAAATGCTAAGACAACAATTTGACCGCTACAGTAAATACCAGGCTGAACGATTAGTGCGTACAGAAGCAACCAATGCGGCTAATTACGCCACTATGCAAAGCGCACAGGATATATTTCCTGGCGCAGATATGCAAAAAGAATGGATTAGCGCGAATGACGAAAGGACCAGAGGCTGGCATAGGATTTCAAACATAAGCGAGCCAATTGTTGATTTTGACAAACCGTTTATTGTTATGGGCGAGGAGTTAATGCGTCCTGGAGATCCTAGAGGAAGCGCTAAGAATGTAATTAATTGCCGTTGTAGTGTAGCGCCATTTCCAAAAGAAGCAGCGCAGACAATTGGTTTAATAGAAGATATTGGTTTTGGATTAAATACAACGCTTACAGACGAAACGCTTATGTCGTTATCGCCAGGCACACAAGCGGCGGTAAATACTATAATAGTCGAGGAGGTTGCAGAATTAGAGGCTAAAACAATAAAACAAGCAAAAGAAAACACCAAAAAAATACTTTTAGACAACGGAATAAACACTAAAAGCGTAGCCGTAGCCAGGGTTGTAGATTTAGATTTATTTAATGCTTACAATACCCAATTGTCGAGACTTACAAAAGAATATAATATAAAGCACAAAAGAAACTTAAATAGCGTTGCAGATATTAAATTTCAAGAGAAGGCGGGATATTATGGTAGGGTTTCAAGATACGGCAAGGATTTTAGTTTAGCTGAAATTAATTTTGGAAGTACTACAGACGCAATTAAAAACAGAACTAGATTTGACGATTTAGCTGATTTTTCCAGAATGCCAAAAAGCGCTATAAGTCCAGCTAACGAAAAGATTGCAACTTTAACGCACGAGTTTGCACACGTTATTTCAAATTCTAGGTTTGCAGCAAGAGATGGTTTCCATAAAGAGTTTTGGGACGAATTGACAAGCATAAGGAGAAGTTATTGGGACGAAATTAACGCTTACAAAACCAGCGGTAATATTAAGAAATTTAACGAAATATATTTGGGAGATTATGCAGACGCTAATATTAACGAATTTTTTGCAGAAGCATTTACTGAATATAAACTAAATAGCAATCCCAGTAAATATGCAAAACTAGCTGGCGAGTTAATAGATAGGTATTTTAAAAACTAAATTATGACAACAAAAGATTTAATTTGTTTTAAGTGTAAACATTTTACGTTTTTCAAAGAAGGCTGCGACGCGTTTGCTGAAATTCCAGAAATAATATTGGAAACAAACCAGCACAATGAAGTCTTGCCGGACCAGATAGCGCCATTGGTATTTGAACCAGGCGAACCTAAATTTAATTAAGCTAAAAATTTAATATCTTTACAAAAATTTTATTATTATGATGTTATATAAAGCATCGCCTATTGGAGATTTAATTGATGCAGACGACAAAGCTGGTATCGTTAAAGGGTATGGTTCTGTTTTCGGAAATGTAGATTCGGACGGAGATATTATAACAAAAGGCGCTTATACTAAAACAATAAAAGAAAACGGCGAACGTGTTAGGTATTTGTACCAGCACAATATGGATTGGCCGCTAGGTAAAATGCTTAATCTTTACGAGGACGAAAAAGGACTTGTATTTGAAGCTGAAATACCAAAGACAAGATTAGGTAAAGACGTAATGCAGTTAATTAAAGCTGGCGTTGTTACTGAAAATAGCGTCGGAATATTGCCAATAAATAAAGGAATGGCTAACGGCTACCGTGAAATAAGAGAAGTTAAACTTTTTGAAATTAGCGCCGTTACATTAGCAGCAAACGACCAGGCCCTTATACTAGACGTAAAAGGTAATGTAGACGTTGAGAAAATAGCTAATAAATATGATAACCTAGCAAAGCTAATTCGTAAGGGCGATATATCCGACGAGTTAGGCTATGCTATTGAAGCTGAACTTTACAAACTAAAATCTTTATTTGTAAATGCCACAGAGCCGTCTGTTGAGGACACTTTGCCGGAAACAAAAAACGAAGATGTTAGCGAAGTATTGAAATATTTGTATAACAGTCTTAAAAAATAATTTAAAATGGACGAAAATTTAAAATCGCAGTTAGATAATATTTCTAACGAAATTGATTCAAGAATTGAAAAGGCTTACGGACAAGCATTAGAAAGTGCTACTGGTAAAGCTGACGAAATGATTAAAGGCGAGGTTACCAACCTTGTAAACAAGTTCAACGAACTTAACGAAAGATTAGACGCTAACGAAACTGCTAACAAAAAGCGTTTTGAGGCTTCTAAGCCTGCAACCTTTAAAAACGGTTTATTAACTGCATTAAAAGACGGAGCAATCGAAAGCCTTGTAAAAGGTGGTTCTCGTTCTGCTTCTTTTGAGATTAAAGCTGATATGACTACTGGCGCTGACTTTACAGGCGAGGTTATTCCTGCTCAAAGAGTTGCTGGGTACAAATTTGACCCAACAAGACCAGTTCACGCTAGACAATTAATTCCACAAGGATCTACAACTTCTGACGTAGTAAGATTCGTAAAAGAAAGCGGATATTCTAACGGTGCTGCACCAGTTGCAGAAGGCGCTACAATGGCCCAG